CTAGGACGAAAATCGAAATAATCCATAATTAAAAAGATTACTTTGCGCTTCGAAAGACGGTACTTTCGATCGCGAGAACTACTACGTTTCGCCGGCCGACAGCCTTAACGGCTGGGACGCTGCGCGTCTTCGGCCTCCATGGCTTCACTCCGTTTGGGATATACCGGCAAAGCCGGTGGACAAAAAAGCCCACAGGAGAAAGGAGTGTCTCCTGGGGCCTAACAAATCAAAGAACTCTACCACCGAGCGGGCGGGTTACTACTTTAGTTCCCTTTCCCTTCTTCCTGCGACGCGCTTTCATCGGGAGTCAAATCAAAGTCAAACATAAGAACAAGGGTATTATCGAAAAACTCGATATCGAAACTCGGATACGCACTCAAGGCGTCTACGAGACTAAAAACAGAGCAATGCTCAATATAGGGAGAATCAGCAATACTAGAATGCTCGACGTAGGTAGAAATGGGAGTACGTTTAAGGGCATCAAGAGAGAGCGCCGAAAACTGTCCATTTTCAATGTAGCCTACCTGAACGAGGTCAATCTTAAAGGCAGGATTAATGCGACGAATAACAACATGAATTTGTGTCATAATAATACAATTTAACGTTTCATTTAAAGCTTATCGTAAAAACGCCTCCAAGCGTCGGAATGATTGATCCAGAATTCGTAACCCTCAGAAGTTGAAGCAAATAAAAAAGCAGAGTCGATAAGAGACTCGGGACCAAGGTTAGGTGAACAATAAATATATCGGATGTAATCACGCAAGCAATCTCGAAAGGTTTTTCGAGTTGTAGGAGAGCAGTCAAAGTTCGCCCTAAAGGCAGCAAATATTCCTCGGCGGACAAGCCACTCTACGAACGCGTACTCTATAACATCGAGTAACAGTTTGTCAACTACAGGTTGTTGAGTCTTTTTCATAATAATGAGGTTATTGATTTACAGTGCAAACATATGACAAAAAGAATAGATGACAAAGTTCAAAAGGTCGGAAAGAATGTTTAATTTCTCCCACGATAGATGCGGCGGGCATATGTAGCACCTTCTCTATCACCGTAAGGACCGTAAAACTCCCGCAACTCTTCGTAGCCTTCGGGACCGGCAGGGCCTGCGGCCTTGCGACCAACGTAGGAAGCACCGGCGATGCCTGCGGCAGCAGCAAAGGAGCGAATAATGTCATGAGCAAGACGAAGCCTAGAGTTGCGCAAATCCCAGCGGGCATTTCCAGTCTCAAGTTGAGCGGCTTCAGCAGCAGCAGATTTCAAAACAGACGTAGTTTCGGCAACTTTCATCATTTTCGTCTCAACAACCTCACCCTTATCATTGCGAATCTGAACAGGAACTTCCTTCTCCCAATTAAGTTCGTACCAATTCTGTAAATCCTTAAGTTCTTGATAGTTAAGTTTCGTACGAGACTTGGACTCAGCGGCGGCGTAAACGTTAGAAATAGCCGAAGACCAAGCAACCGCGA